AGAACTGGCGCAGAACTTAGGATCTGCCTTTGGTCGTTTGATCAATGAGACCATGATTCCGGTCACCGCCAAGATTCTTGAGGTGATGGATGAACGCGGAATGATTGACATGCCTTTGCGTGTCAACGGTTTAGAGGTCAAGGTTACCCCTGTGGCACCGTTGGCTATGGCGCAGAACATGGAAGAGGTTAACTCAATCATGCAGTTCATGCAACTTAGCCAGAACTTGGGTACCGATGGCCAGCTGGCGCTCAAGATGGACGTTATGGTGGACTATCTGGCCGACAAGCTGGGTGTGCCTGCCTCGGTCCGTAACACAGCCCCAGAGCGTGCTGTGCTTATGGAAGAGATGCGTAACGAACAACAGAAACAAGCCATTGGCCAAGCCATGATGATGCAAGCCCAAGCACAAGGTGGTGCGCCGGGTGGCATGCCAGCCCCACAAGGTATGCCAGTATGAGCTGGGACGAGCTAGATGCCATTGGCCAGCCAAGCGATATCCGCGAGGTTGACCAAAAGCGCGAAGACTTGGCCCGGCTGACCTTGCGAGTGTTTGGGTCAGAGGATGGCCAGAAGCTGCTTCAGTGGCTGCGCGACATGTATGTGAATGTGCCCATCGCCGTACCGGGCACAGATCCCTCATACGCATTCTTTTCCGAAGGGCAAAGAACGGTGGTGAGGGACATCGAGGTACGGATTAACACAGCAAGGAAACTATGACCGACACAGCAACCGTTGAGCCCGGAACCTCCGGCCTACTTGACAACGTGCAAGTGAATGACGAAACCAAACCAGATAACCCACAAGCGGTTGAAATAGATCACAAGGCTACCGCATCAGCTGTACCAGCTGCCGCCACACCTGATGATCCACTGGAGCGCCCAGACTTCTGGCCAGAGAACTTCTGGAAAAAAGATGCCAACGAGCCAGACTTGGAAGGCATCGCCAAGAGCTGGACAGACCTGCGTAAGCAGATCTCCCAAGGCAAGCATAAAGCCCCAGCCGATGGGAAGTATGACTTAAAGCTCTTTGGTGAACAGGCTGAAACCAATCAAATGGCCGGAACACTGTCCAGCTGGGCCAAGGACAATGGCCTGTCTCAGGCTGCGTTTGATGATTTGGTTGGCAATCTGCAGACTCAGGCCAGAGAAATTATGACTGGTGAGATGGTTGACCCGGCAGCTGAGATGAAGCAGCTAGGGCCAAACGGTGGTGCCATTGTCAATGGTATGGTTGACTGGGCCCGGGGGCTGGTCAATAAAGGTGTCTGGTCCAAAGATGACTTTGAAGAGTTTAAGATCATGGGCGGTACAGCTCGCGGCATTACAGCTCTGATGAAGATCCGGGAGTCTTACGAGGGCCGGGTCCCAACCCAGAGCATGCAGCTTGAAGGCGCACCCAGCAAGGATGACTTGTACCAGATGGTCAATGATCCTAAGTACAAGACTGATCCCGGGTACAGAAACAAGGTTGAAAAAATGTTTCAGTCCCAGTTTAAATAATTCTCCTTGGTAAGCAGTTGCCAATTGACCCAGTTTCGGCTGGGTCTTTTTTTTGTACATTTCAAATAAAAATAGTTGACCACTAAAGAAAAATGGTATATATAATGTTAGCAAGGCATATCTGGCAACAGACCCTTACCGCAGCGGATGCTGACGAGTGGCTGGCGCAACCAGCAAGTAATGGCCCTGTTTTCAGGCTCACCGATGCGAGAACCCTGTATTAATAACCAATGAGGTAAATCAAATGAGCGTTTCACTATCCAACGCCTTTGTTACTCTTTTTGACGCGGAAGTAAAGCAAGCCTACCAAGGTAAAGCAATGCTTGTTCCGGCGGTTCGCCAGCGTCGTGGAGTCGAAGGTTCTACTGTTAAGTTCCCTAAAGTGGGCAAGGGTGTTGCAACCCTGCGTGTACCACAAACTGATGTCACCCCTCTCAACGTAGCATTCAGCACTGTCACTTTGACTCTTGCTGATTACAACGCTGCTGAGTATTCTGACATTTTCTCCCAAGCTAAAGTCAACTTTGATGAGCGTCAAGAGCTCGTTCAAGTTGTTGCTGGTGCTATGGGCCGCCGCCAAGACCAAATGGTCCTTGATGCTCTCGCAAATTCAAGCACTAGCTTGACAGTTGCAAACAGCATTGGTGGTGCAACTACCAACATGAACATTGCCAAGCTCCGCGAAGCAAAACGCCTGTTGGACAAAAACAACGTAGCGCCAGATGGCCGCAACATTGTTATCCACGCTAACGGCTTGGCCAACTTGTTGTCAGAGACAAGCGTAACGAGCTCAGACTTCAACAGCGTTAAAGCGCTGGTGCAGGGTGAGATCAATACCTACTTGGGCTTCACATTCCATGTGCTGGGTGATCGTTCTGAAGGTGGCTTGGCCATCGACAGTTCTCTTGACCGCGTTTGCTTTGCGTTCCACAAGGATGCAATCGGCTACGGTGAAGGTATTGCCATGCGTACTGAGATCAACTACATCGCCGAGAAGACATCTTGGTTGGTGAATGAAGTCTTCAGTGCTGGTGCTGTTGCCATTGACGCAGAAGGTATCGTTCAGATTACCTGCCGCGAATCTTAATCTAGGAGACTGACATGGCATTTTCAAGCACTGGTTTTGTAACCGTATGCGCTGCTAAATCTGGCAATGCACCATCAATGTATCTGTACAAAACAGCAGATACCCAAGCCACGGTTAACACTGTGAGCTACTTTGACAGCGTTGCATCGTTGTTAAAAGTCGGTGACATTATTTTTGTCTATGACTCTACTACCCCCAGCCTAGTGTTGACTTACGTCAACGCTGTGTCTTCAGCTGGAGTGGTTGACATTGCTGACGGTACAACCGTAAGCGCAACAGATACCGACTAAATCGGGTCTGCTGTAAAGAGGCCAACTTCTGCCATTAGCGGAGGTTGGCCTTTCTCACATTGAGAGGTTCAAATGGCTGCTGGTGACACTGGTGTATCAATCTGCTCTGATGCCTTGCTTCTAATTGGAGCCAAGGCTATTTCGTCATTTAACGATGGCACCGATGAGTCCAGCGTGTGTGACCGACTCTATCCCGATATCAGAGACTCCGTCTTGGTTACATACCCATGGAGCTTTGGCATGAAGAAGGTGCAGCTGGCCCAGCTGATCACCACCCCAAATTCTGTTTGGCGCTATGAGTATCAGCTGCCGGGCGACAAACTAGCTAACCCCCGCGCTGTGTACAACAGCGCCAACCCCGGTAGCCCTGTCCAAAAAGACTGGGAGATCCAAGGCGACAAGCTGCTCACCAACCTGACCAGCGTCTTTATCGACTACCAATTTAGCGTGCCCGAGTACGCCATGCCCCAATACTTTGTGCAGCTGCTTAAATACATGGTGGCTTGGCACATTGCTGAGACCATCACAGAACAGCAGGACAAATCTACCAAGTGGCAGCGTGTGGCCACTGGTGACATCTCTGAAAATGGCCGTGGTGGGTACATGCGTACCGCTATGCAGATTGATGGCCAGAATAACCCGGTCCGAATTATTGAAGATTACAGCCTTATCGCAGTGAGAAACTGATGCCACGCTTTGTAGAATTCACCACCAACTTTGCTACAGGGGAGCTCGATCCCTTGCTACGTGCGCGGGTTGATCTGGCTGCCTACAATAATGCTTTGGCCAAGGCCACCAACGTACTGATCCAGCCCCAAGGCGGTCTGCGCCGTAGGCCCGGCACCAAGCACATCTTTGAGCTGCCAAACAGCAGCACCCCAAGCGCAGCCAATGGCGTGCGTCTGGTATCGTTCCAATTCTCTGTGTCTGACAGCTACATGTTGTGCTTCACCCACAACCGCATGCATGTCATCAAGAATGGCGTGGTGCAGGCCAACATCAACGGCACCGGGAACAGCTACCTGACAACCACCATTGCCAGCGATATTGTGGATGACATGTGCTGGGTCCAGTCTGCCGATACTCTGATTGTTGTCCACCCTGACCTGCAGCCTGTACGCATTACGCGCACAAGCGACACAGCTTGGACCGCAACCACCATCACCTTTGACAGCATTCCCAAGTACGCATTCACCCAGACAATTACAAACCCAGCCGCTACCCTGACACCTAGTGCCGTGTCTGGCAACGTCACACTGACAGCTGGGTCTGCTGTATTTTCAGCTGGCAATGTCAATCAGTACATTAACGTAACTACCCAAGGCCGCGCTCGCATTGTTGAGTACGTTAGCACCACAGTGGTCAAGGCAATCACTGAATACCCCTTCTTTGACACCGCAGCGGTAGCATCGGGGGGTTGGGAGCTTGAGAGTGGTTACGTTGACGTATGGAGCGCTGGCAAAGGCTGGCCACGTACCGTGTCATTCCATGAGGGCCGACTGTACTTTGGTGGCAGCAAGTCCCGCCCATCGACTGTCTGGGGGTCCAAGATCGGACTCTTCTTTGACTTTGTGCCAACCGAGTCTTTGGATGATGACGCGGTAGAGGCCACGCTGGACACCAATGATCTGAACGTGATCACCGACATTATCAGCTCGCGTGACTTTCAGGTGTTTACCACTGGCGGTGAGTTTTATATTCCGCAGACTGGCACAGACCCGGTTACACCGCTGACATTTACATTTAAGAACGTCAGCCGCAATGGCATCAAGCCCGGCACCCGCGTGCAATCGGTGGAGTCTGGCTCGATCTATATTCAGCGCCAAGGCAAGTCTCTTAACGAGTTTATCTTTAGCGACACCCAGCTGACGTACATCACCCAGCGCATCTCCCTGTTATCTGGCCACCTATTGAAGGGACCGCAGCGGGTTGCCTTGCGTAAGGCATCCAGCACAGAAGAGGCAGACCTGCTCTTGATGACAAACACTGACGATGGCAGCATGGGTGTGTTTTCGATCATGCGGTCCCAGCAGGTAACCAGCCCATCAGAATTCACTACCGATGGCCTGTTTATTGATGTTGGTGTAGATGTAAACGCAATCTACGTAGTGACGCAGCGCGTGTTTAATGGGACAACCAGATTCTTTATTGAGCTGTTTGGTTACGAATACTTCACTGACTGCGCGTTTGTTGGTGGTGCCGCAGCCAGCGCCAGCAGCCTGCCTCATGTGGCCAAGGCTTTAAACGTGATCACAGACGGATCTCCGCAAGGCAATGAGACTGTGAGTGGTGGTGGCTCAGTTACGTTTGACCGGGCAAGCACTACCAGCTATGAGGTTGGCCTGCCAATCACGGTGTATGTCAAGACAATGCCTGCAGAGGTAAAGCTGCAGACTGGCAGCCGGGTGTCGTTTAAGAAGCGCATTGTCGAGATCAGCGCTATAGTCAATGAGACCCAGAACCTGATTATCAACAACCAGCCAGTGGCATTCCGCTTGTTTGACAACCCGCTGCTTGATGATCCAGTGCCAGAGTTCACCGGGATCAAGCGCGTCAATGGGGTGCTTGGCTACAGCCGCGAGCAGTCTATTGAGCTGTCCCAAGATCTGCCGCTCAAGATGAACTTGCTTGGCCTAGATTACCGAGTGGCTGTTTTCTCAGGAACATGACATGGCAATAACACCCGGACAAATGACAGCAGGCGCAGGTTTACTTGATGCCTATGCTGCATCTCAAGCACAGCAGGCTCAATCAATTAACACGCAGACAAGCTACCTATTGCAGGCGCGAGATACGCTGGCCGTGGCAGAGGTCCGAGCAGACATGTCTGAGCAGTACGCCACCATTCAAGCTGGCCGTACTATCAAGCGAGCTGAGATTGAAGCGCAGAACTACCAAATCGCTGGCAATACTCTGTTAAAGAACATGCGTGCTACTAATGCGTCTGTACGCGCTAGAGCTGCTGCAAGTGGAGTGGTTGTTGGTGAGGGATCAAACCTTGGCATCCAGCGCGAAAACGTAGCCGCCACCATGCGTGATGTTGGGATCTCTGACCTCAATGCATTGACTGCGCGGGTTATGGGTTTTGAAGACGCAAGTGCCATGCGTCAATCTACTGAGTACCAAAACTACTTAAATACATTTACAGCTCAACGTCAGGCTGGCCAATACACACAGGCTGCTAGTGCTTCCAGAATGACTGGCGGCTTGTTGGCCAATGCAACCTTGGCCAAGGCTGTACCTACATTTTTGAAGGCTATGTAATGGCAACACGAATTGAATCAGGCCAAATGCAAGTGCGCTCTGTTGGGAACGCGCCAATAGTGCAAGTGCAACAGCAGCAGATTGACTACGTTGGACCGCGTGCAGAAGCTCAAGCAGCTGGGACTATGGCCCAGATCCTTGACCGCATGAGCGCCAGTGCGTTTGCAGACGCAGCAACCATGAGAAAAGAAGAGGGTCTACAGTTTGTGGCCAGCAACCCAATCAGCCAAGAGCAGGTTCAGCTGGCAAAAGATGGTGTTGTTACAGGTCTTGGTCTTGGTGGTGTTGGTACTCAAAATATATTTGAGCAAGCTGTGGCCAAGGCTCGCAGCTTTGAATTGTCTGGCCACTTTGAGATGGAAGGCCGCAACGAGCTGGCCAAGTTGCTGGCTGACGTTGAGGCAGGCAAAGCGTCATCCGAGCAAGTCAGTACAAAAATTAAGACGATGACGGATGGGTACTCAAAATCCCTGTCCAGTGTTGACGCTGAAGCTGGTATCAAGTTCCGCGCAACCATGGCCACCCATGGCAATACCGTCCTCAATGCTGCATACACTGCAGAGTTAAAGCGAGAGAAGGCTCAACGCATAGCCAAGTTTGATGCTGATTTTGATAATGGAACTCGGCTTCTTGAGGCCACAATATCTCAAGGTAACTTTGTAGATTCAACTGGACAAACCAGATCTGTAGATGAGCTTGCAGATATATTCCGTAAAAATGTAACAACCCAGTCAATGATATTGGGTGATGCTGCCCTTCAAAAAGAATACAGCACAAAATTTGAATTGGCACTGCGTAATGCAAAAGTTAACGCGGTGACCAAAGAGCTGACATCCGATGCCAACATGGCAGACCCAGAACAGACGCTGGCCAACATCAGAGCTGGCAGTGCTGGAAAGATGAGCCCGGTCCTACAGTCCATGATTGTCAATGACTTTGATTCTGTAGCCAAGGTGACCGCCAACTTTATGGTGGCCGTTAATACTCGCAAATCAATTGCAGACGAAAAACGTGCAGGACTAAAGCGGGAAGGTGAAGCCGCAGCCATCAATTTGCTTGAGCAGATCTTTCCTTTGCCTGACGGTAGCCCTAAGAAGAAACAACTTATTTCGCAACTTACAGCATTGCCAGAAGGATCTATCCCCATTGGCACACTCAAGGATCTATTGGCACCAAGCGGTGAAGGTAATGCAGCTGTTAACTTTAATTTGTTAAATGGTATTTATAACAATACCATCACACGGCCAGATCAGATCTGGGGTCTTGTCGGTAAAGGAATTACAGGCAAGCAAGCTATTGATGCCCTTAAACTTTTGAATACTGAAGATCGCCGAGACAGTGCAACTCTTGATCGTGGAATTTCGCAACTGGCAGGAGTTCCTGTTGTGCCCGGCAGCGTAGTAGTACTTGATCCTAAAGGTGAAGAGTTCAAACGCATATCAGAGTTAAAAGCAGAGGCATTGCAGATTCAGTCAGCTGCTGCAGCTGAAGGTAAAACATTGACACCACGACAGGTCTTAATTCAGATTGAAGACAACCTACTGAAGCGCCGAAACAGTGAAGACGCAAAGGCAGCTCAGAGACGTATTGATGAGTTTGCAAAGAATGCTGATGGTAGCTATAAGAATGGCCGTGACTGGATTACTGGCCCAGTTACACGCGACAACTTGCCAGCCCTGCGTCAAAAGGCAGGCAATGATGCTCAGAAGTTGCGAGACATTAATGAGTTAGAGAAACTCTTAAAACGTGCAGAAGGTAGGAATTAAAAATGGCTTACAGTTCTATTGAAGACAAGTACCTGTCGGCCTTGACTGCGGTCCAGTTCCCTGAGGAGCCGCCAGCCCCTGTGATGCCAGAACAGACCGGGGCCATGGGCACCATGCCGGGTGACATCCAGCTGGCCGAGGTTGGGTCGCGTAATTTGCCAGAACGTGCTTACACAGGATACAACCCTGACTCAATTAAAGCTGTTGAGCAATCTACATTTGAGAAGGCTTTGCAAAATTCCGGCATTGGCCTTGAGCAGGCTGGGCGTTTTTTGGATAGTCTTGGCCAAGTTGATGTGCCACTTCTTGGGACTATTAGCTTGTCAGATTTTGTGCCATTTGTTGGAACAGCAAAAGCTGGTTCACGTAGCGTACTTGGTGAGCCTGAATGGCAAGGTACTCCAATGGCATTGCAGCAAGCAGGCACTGGCCAATCATTAACTCGCGGCACTGGCTTTGCAAGACAAATGACAGAAGACGCATCACTTGCTGCAATGGATGCTGCATTTAATGTAATCCCTGTTGCAAAAGGAATTTTTAGTGCAGGCAAAGCATTGGCGCCAAAAGCTGGTGAGATGGCCGCTAACATTATGGAGAAAGGTGGAGTTCCGATCCGAGGATTAAACATTGTTGAGAATGGACCATTATTGCAACAAGGGCCAGTATTAAACAGACAAGAAAAAGCAATCATTAGCGCTGGTGCTGGCCGTAAAACGCAAGTTCGCCAAGAGGCTACAAACCTTGCAGAAAATTTAAAAACGAACTATTCAGAAGCAGATGGTTGGGCTCCAATTGAAATTAATAAAGTAGAGCAAAAATTTGATAAGGCAGGCAAGTACGTAAAAGTTGAAGTTGATCCAAAGGCTATATCCTACGATTTCCATACACCGCCAAAAGATGTCCCGGTTGAAGCATGGCAAGCCACAATGTCATCGCGTGTTTTAGATGAAGTACAAACCGTTGTTGACCGCGCAGCTGGTGGTGATAAAGCCGCTCTAGATATTTTGGCAGAAGCCAGCTGGTATCGAACCATGCGCGACAGACTGCGCACAGAGTTTGGTGGCCTTGGTGATGTGTTTGCGGATGTCTTGGGTACAACGTCAGCGCAGACAGATGTTCGCCAAAACTTTAAAAACGCCATTGCAGTTCTTACCAAATTTAGTCGAGGCGATTACGATCAAACACTAGCAGCCTATGAGTCAAGGGTTGCTAAAGGTCAGCCAGTAGACCCTGAAACTTTAATAGCTTTAGACAAATCTGGTGATTTTGATTTAATTAAAAGTGATGCCGGTAAATTGTTTAATACAAATAGCCCGGCGACCATGGGTGCTTTGATGGATATGTTCCGCTCAATCAAAGCTGGCGATTCACCCAAGACTCCTAACTTTACAGGCAATCTAATTGGCCTGACTAATGAGGCAACCATTGATGTCTGGGCGGCTAGGATGCTGCGACGATTGGCCGACTTGCCAAGGATCCCACCACCAGCAGAAAAAGGTGTGGGTGGCGCTCACTCTAAAGGTTCAACTTTATTTGATCCAAAAGTAAGTGGTGAGTTTGGTTTTGGCCAAGACGTATTCCGAGAAGCCGCAGACGAAATCAACAAGAGCGGCATTATCAAAAACATTGCTCCAGAAATTGGAGATCTTGGCCCAGATGACCTCCAAGCTGTTGCTTGGTTCATTGAAAAAGAAAAGTGGACAAACAACAATTGGACGACAAAGGCCGGTGAAGGCGGCTCGCTTGATTATGAAATGTCTCTTGCTGGTGCCGCAGATCAATCAAAAGTAAATGAATTACGCAAGGGCATCAACGCATCATTCAAGCCGCCTGTCAGACGTAAGGGTGAAACGGTTATGGGCGAGCAAGCTTATGAGTACCGAGTCAACCCGGTTCGAGAACAGGATCTTGCAAATAAAGAGGCTATGCGAAAAGAGTTGGTGGAATCAAAAGCGCCAGTTGATCGATACATGCTTGGCGTTTCTGGAGAACGTCCAAATCAATCAATGAGTAATTATGCTCAAGCTGAATTAGCCGCAGAGCTTGACGATGTTGTGCGCAATGATGTTAGTGTTGTGACGTACAACTTGGCCAACACTTATGGATCGTTTAAAGGTCAGACAGAACGCGCATTGAATGCAGAGTTTGTGGCTCGACAAAACTTTGATCCAGCTCCACTTGAGCGACGTATGGTTGAACAAGGTAAAGCCTATGATCAAGACGCTGTTTTTGTTTCAAAAGTTATGAAAGATGGATCTGGACCTAATAGCAGGCCCGGTGTAGAAATCTACTTTAAGCAAAAAATGACTCCAGATCAAATGGCTGCAGTTACTGAAAAGTTGCGCGGATACAACATTGATGGGTTTACCTATGTGACAGACATGCGGTTTAGTGATCGCATTAATGTACAAGCAAAAGCTGGCGGTGCCGAAACAGCTGGTTTAAATGGCATTCGATTCCAATACATTCCTGAGTTTGATGATGCATTTAATGCTGCTGACAGAGTAAAAATAATGCAACAAAAAGAAGATCTTTTTCAAGACGTTGTTGAGGATATAATCAAAGAGGGTAATGTGTCAGATGCCCGGTTAATGTTCTATGACACTAAAGTCTACTTTAAAGGTGATTACGATGAGTACCTTACAAGAACAGCTGGACAGACTAATACAGCGCAAGGGCGAGGGAAGCCAATTGGTACAAATGCTACGCAATCAAATACAAGCGGAGAAGTCGGGCAAGACTTCTCAAGAGCTGTATCTGACAGGCTCCGTAAAAAAGCAGCCGG